ATGTATAACAAGCAACTGTCTTTTGAAGGCAACATGCTAAACTTATACAACAAGTTGCGGTATTGGCCTCAGCCAATGCTTAATGATAGTGTCGTGCAAACGATGATTTTGGAGTATGAATATGATAATAGAAGAACTAAAAGAATTTGAGTCTGAGCAAAAGGGCGAAACCCTGGTGTTCTCAGATATACCCAACCCTGTTTACCATGCGGGTGTTGGAATTAGCAGCAGTAAGATCAGAGCCTTTGGCAAATCGCAACTGCATGCGGTGGAGAAAGTCCAAGAGACAACTCCTGCAATGAACTTTGGTACAGCTGCTCACGCTTTGCTAGTAGAAGGCGAGGAAGAGTTTAATAATACTGTTGCGGTAGTAATGGGATCTCCCTATACCAATGCCAACAAAGAACTTAAAAAAGAGTATGAAGAGCGCGGCCTAACAGTTATTAAGGAAGCTGAAATGACTGCAATTAAAGGTATGAAAGAGCATATGATTGAAGAGGGCAACATCTACCTTAACGCTGAAGGCAAAGTAGCAGAGGCTAGTTTCTATTGGTATGAAGGCGAGGTTCTTTGTAAATGCCGACCAGATGTTATCTGTCCGCCAGTCCAAAGCCCATACCCAGACAACGCTATATGTGTAGTGGACTATAAAACCACCCAATCATGTGATCCAGTAGAGTTTGCTTATTCAGTTAAAAAATATGGCTACGACATGCAAGCCGCTTGGTATCGTAGAGGTATGGAGAAAGCTGGCTTTAAATTAGATGAGTTTGTCTTTGTAGCGCAAGAGAAGGTCTACCCATACGCATCTAAAGTATTTATCATTTCAGAAGAACAAATGAATCTTGGCTGGGAAAAAATGGAAGGCTTCTTGGAGCTGTACAAAAATCACTCAGAAGGCGGCCATCTATCTGTTTATAACTCGCCGAATATTGTTACCTTAACTTTATAATCGTGCCAGCTTACAAATTTAGAGAAGATGTATCTCTTGCTGAGCTAAAAGATTATATAGACAGCACCTACGATCAGCACTATGCCAAGGGCAAGTACCAGGCAACAGATATGATTGTAGATGCTGGTTTTGGCGAAGGGTTTTGTATTGGCAATATAATGAAGTACGCCATGCGCTATGGCAAAAAAGACGATAAGAAAAAAGAGCTTCTTAAAATCATTCACTATGCAATGATTGCTTTGTACGTCAACGATCAATAAAAATTATGCTAGGATTATAGGTATGTTATTTCCTAACATTCCTCAATATCTGTGCGTCTATGAGATAGACAGCAACCTTCATATGGTTGTTTTACAGGCCAGAAACTCTGATACCGCAGAGCTATTTGCTTTGCTTCGTTCTATGGAAGAAAGTTCCGATTATACGTTTGGAAAAATTTTAGACGTTAGTGAAATAGATCCTGCTCACCATATCAGTCTAACCATTCATTAAAAGGTAGAGCGCTTTTCGACAATGCCTGCGCTCTCAAGACACTTTACAGGACCAGACACTAAGGGATAACTCTTATTAAGGCCCCTGTCTAAAAAAGTGCTAGGTAGGTACATACTATCTAAATGGGGGGAGATAATACCTTTAAGGCTTCCTAGCAAAGCCTAACAATTACAAGCTTGGTTTAGCTGGAGCTTTGGCTTCAGAAGTTCCTTCTGTTACCCAAGCTGGGGTGTCGTCTGCTTGTTTAGGCGACATCTTTTCCAACGGCTTAAAACCCTTGATATTGTTTTTATCGTCGGGATAGTCAGGATTTTTACTTTTCTCAATGCCAAAAGTACAAATCACTTTGTTACCAACCAGTTCGCCACCATTAGCGGGTGGGTTGTCTTTTCTGCCTAACGCTTTGACCAAGCCAGAGAATTTCCTAGAGGCTATCTCTCTAACCATTTCTTGCTTTTCAGCGTCGCTATTTTTGTACCAAAGGTTTAGATTGTCTCTAGCAATCCAGCCTTTGTATTTTTCACCACATACTTTGACTTCTAACGCAAGATAGTCGTTGCCATTGCTAGAAGTAGTCTTCTCGCATTTGCTTATCTCTGTTAAATAGTCCCCTTCTGGAATAGTGGATTCACCACTACCACCAGATTCAAAATCAAACTTGACGTCTGCAAAATCGCTCATTATTTTTCTCCTTTTGAAAATCCAAGTTTATTAATAATATATGTCAAGTTAGGCTCTTCAAAAGAATCTAGCTTGCCACTCCTATCCTTGGCGATGTAATTATCTCCAAGAACTGTTTGCAACCAACGATTGGTTACTTTCTTCCCCTCATCGTTTTCTTCGGTGAAAGTCCTAAGACATAACACTTCATCAAAGAAGTAAGGAATTTGTTGAGGTAGTTTAGCGCCAACCATCATTGGTTGATAATGAAACATACCTGTTGCTTCGTCTCGAAGCTTGTCTTCTTTAGCAACAAAAATAACGTGCATCTTAAGATCTCTAAACCTACGCATTGTTCTAGTCATTACATTAATAACTTCTCCGTAGGCTTGTCGAGGATCTTTGGACCTTGCTTTTTCTTGCGCCAATAAAAGTTCAGACATCTCTGTAACACTATCTAAACAGACAGTATCGTAATCAAGATCTCCACTTTCAAGCATTTCAGCAATCTGTTCTATTTCTGAAGCTTCTTTAACCTCAATAGCGGTAACATTGTTTGCGTCTTTAATAGACAACAAACCAGCTTCCATACTAATGATTAAAGTTTTTCCAGGTGATGTAGCACATGCAGTTGTTTTACCAGCTCCCGATGCTCCATACATTAAAATCTTAGCGCCTTGGTTTTCAACCAATTCGCTAGGACTTACAATTCTACTTAAAATATCAGACATTTAATCTTCTCCGTTTTATTTAAAAATACTATTTTAATTTATTTTAATATGAATTACAATGTGTGAACATTAAATATTTAACGGAATGTAAAATGAGAGAAGTAGACCAAAATCAATGGAGAGTGAATTATCTCTGGAGGTTGAAAAACCTCACGAATGAAGAGCTTAAATCATTTAAAACAAAAAATCTAGAACCTGAACATAAGGAGAGGGAAGTGCAAAGAATAACTTTAAAGAAGTATATAGAATTTATTGGAACGGAGCCTGCGGCAGAATTATTTGATTGCTCAGCAGCATCAACCAAAGCTTGGAGGTATGGTTTAAGACAGCCTTCAATTAAACAAGCTAAAAAAATTATTAAAGCATCTGGCGGTAAGCTAGACTTCGAGTCTATCTTTGGTCCTATTGAAGAAAGTAGTGAAAGTTAAGAGTGTTCAATTTACAAGTAACAGCGCAAGACTCTGCGTTGGACTTAGCTCTGGCTTATGCAGAATATGGAATAAGTGTAGTACCACTCCATAGACATAATAAAGTTCCGCCCAAAGAATTAGGGGGGTGGCAAAAATTCCAAGAGCGACAGCCGACGACGGAAGAAATACAGAAATGGTTTAAGGGGCGAGATGATTTAGTCGTCGCTTTAGTCTGTGGCAAGTTTATTGTTATAGATGCAGATACACCTGAAGCAGTAAATTGGTGTGAGGCCAACTTACCAGTAACACCTTTTAAAGTAGCGACAGGAAAGGGGGTTCATTATTATTACAACAATCCAGAAAATTTTACCACTTGGGTAGCTAAGCGAACTGAGGGCTATGATCCAGCTAAGCTAATTGATATTAGAGGTGTCGGGGGTTTGATTGTTGCTCCTCATAACATTCATGCAACAGGTGCTATCTATACCCCTACAAGAATTGAGGATTGGGATCTAAACGATGTTGATGACTTGCCAAACCTAACTCAAGAGTTATGGGTAAAAATAACTGGAGTTGAAAAGGTTAATGGCAAACCAATAGCTGCGCCTTTATCTATTGATGGTATATCAGAAGGTGGCAGAAATGACCAAGCCGCTAGATTAGCTGGCTATTTAATAGCCAAAGGTTTAAATACAGAGTTTACAGAGTTTTTTGTTCAGTCTTGGAACGAACAAAATACACCGCCTTTATCAGCAAGTGAAATATCTACAACAGTTAATTCAATACAAAAGACTCATGACAGAAAAAACCAACAAGCTCCAGCTTACATATCAACAACCAAGAATGTAAATGAGCCTGTCAATCTTTTCTCTCCTCCAGGGGTATTAAAAGATATCTACGAATACTCTGAACAGATAGCGCATATATCTCAACCAGCTATCAGCATGCAAGCAGCTTTGTCTTTGGGTTCAGTAGCCTTGGGCAGAATGTATAGAACCAATATGAATAACTTTGCGTCTTTGTTTTTTATGTGTATCGCTAAGTCTGGCCAAGGTAAAGAAAATGTGAAGACAGTTGTTGAAACTATTTTAGATCATGCAGAGTACAGCGATTTAATGGCAGGAGATGGATACACCTCAAGTGGAGCTATTTACAGTTTGCTTAGATATAAGCCAACTCATATAACAGTAATGGATGAGTTTGGTAAAAGATTAGAAAGCATATCTAAATCTTCTAACTCAAACAAAGAAGATGCGTTACAAATACTTATGGAGACTTGGGGAAGATGTCATGGTGTTCTAAGACCAGATAACTATTCAATGATGACTCTAACCAACAAACAACAAAAAGAAGTGTTGGATAGGTCAACGATTAAACCTGCGATTACCTTGGTCGGTATGAGTGTGCCTAAAAACTTTTACGGAGCTTTATCAACAGGTCGTATTGTAGACGGTTTCTTGAATAGATTTATTGTCGTTGAGTCTCACGTGCCAAGAACTGTTGGCAAAATGGTGGCTTTTGTTGAGCCGCCGCAATCAACTTACGATTGGGTTTCGCATGTTAGACAGGTTGACAATGAAATGGAGCAAATATCTAGAGACAACGCTGAAATGGATTTTAAACAAAGGGTTGTAAAGTTTGACGATGATTCTAATGCTTTGTTAGACAGTTTAGCCTACAGACTTGTTGAGCAACAGAATGCTTTGGAGAAAGAAGGCTTAGAAGTTTTACTATCTAGAACCAGGGAGAAAGCAATGCGTTTAGCTTTAATCGGGGCTTTGGCGGATGATAGAAGAACTAAAGTTATTAAAGGAGATATAACTCAATGGGCAATAGATTATGTTTATTACTACGATCAACTGTTAATAGAAAACTGTAAAGACAAAGTTGCAGGTTCTGAAATGGAAGGACGTATTAAACAAATACTTAGTTTTATTAGGTCGCAGGGAGATTGGGGTATAAGTAAGCGTGATATTGATCGACGTGAAATATTCAGATCAATGAAGTCATACGAAGTAAAAGAAATTATAGAAAGATTAAAAAACTCGGGGGAGATACAAGAAAAAGATTTAAGAGCAAAAGGAACTGGACGACCAACTAAACGTATTGTTGCAATTGATCCAGAATTTTTTAATGAAGATTGATAGACTGGCTTTGAGAGAAAGTCTTAGCGATGTAGCTGTTGGCGTTGTAATAGCTTTGCCTTTATCTTTTTTTGTTCTTAACATGTGCAATTATTTTAATGCCAGCTTGTTAACGACCTCTATTATTCAAACAACAGTATTTACACTTGTTGCAATTATTCGCAAATATTGTGTTCGTATTGTATTTAAAAAGGGAGAGCTTAATGGATAAACCAAAACCAAAAATGGAAAACATTAATGACCAGAAACGCGAAGAACGTGTAGCTGGTTTTATAGAGGGCCTTTGGAATGTTAGATGCCATAAACTACCAGTTAGTTATGGCTTAGATTATTGGTGTGAGTCAAAAGAAGTTTCTTTCTGGCTAGAAGTAAAATGTAGAACTTTTGGTATTACAAAGTATGACACTTTACTACTTTCGGCCAGTAAATTAAGAATGGGCTCAGCTTTATCTTTGGCAACCAATCAGCCATTTGTAATTGTGTATGCAATGACGGACAGCGTTTATAGTCATACCTGGAAAAGGGATCACATATACGATGTAAGATTTGGTACAATTGCAGAACCTATTTATGAAGAAGATTCAGAACCTTACATTCATTTCAGCAAGGATGAGTTAGAATGTTTGTCTCCTCATCCTTTAGGTTTTGACAGAGAAGAAATGGGATTAGTAAAAAATTATAAAAAGGAAAAGTAATGGAAGACCCAACAGAAAAACTTTATGACTATAAAGGTTGGTTTTGGGATCATGTAAATAGAAGAATGTATCGCTGGCATGAGCTAGAGTTACTAATGAAAGAAAGAACTTTAAAGGAGAAGAAGAATGCCGATCAACTCAAGAACCAAAGGAGCGACGTTTGAAAGAGACGTTGCTAAAATACTAAACGAGTTTTTTGAATCTGAGGGTATTGACTACGTTTGCAAGCGTAACCTAGATCAATATCAATCCAAAGATCTTTGCGATATAAATATTCCTCATCACGCCGTAGAGTGTAAGTTTTACAAAGAGGGAGACTGGTATCAACAAGGGTGGTGGGATCAAGTCTGTAAGTCTACAGATGGCCGTATCCCTGTTTTAATTTTTAAATACAACCGCAAGCCTATTCGGGTGTGCGTACCTTTGTATGCAATTAATTCTGAGTGGGAAAAAGATGACAACAAGGTAACAGTTATGCCAATCAAAGAATGGTTGGAAGTGTTAAGAAAAAACTGGGATCTTTATTTAATTAAGGACTAGGCTAATCTTTGAATATCTCTATCTATTCTTTGAGCAATATCCATATTAGCCATATTGCCGCCCAAAAGATTTAAACTTCTTGGGGCAGTTTGATTTTGAGCTGACAAGTTAGCAGGCTCAACCTCTGGCAGATCTAAAGCTATAGGAGATTTTGGATCAACTCCTTGATTTTCAAATTGTCTTCGTCCATATTCTGAAGTGTCTCTTAAGAAATCTGTCGGCAATTGAGTGCTAACAGCCCTTCTGATTGGCTGACCAACGCCAAGAGCTTCATATAAACTTGGCAATTCATTTTTTAAGAAAGCCTTGTCTGGTATTTCTCCAGCTAACCATTTTACAAAACCTGGCCTACCTAAAAGTCGAGATAAATTGCTTAATATTGTAAATTGCGGCAAAGCTTGTAAAGGTCTAAATATAATATTAAACATCAAACCTTGGGTAAAGAGACCTCCACCTTGAGCGCCTCTTTCTCCGCCAACAAGAAATTTAGATCTACTCGCAGCTTTCTTTAAAAGGTCATACTGAGCATCTCCAAAAGTTTCTTTTAATACCGCTTGGCCATATCCATTTGGAGAAAGTATAGCGTCGTAAAACTTTCCATCTTGAAATAATTTTTCAATTGCCTCGTCTCCTGGATTAACGTAATCGTTGAGTATTTTTCTCATCGCCGCAGTTTGAAACTCTTTAAACTCAACAGACTCTGGCCCTAGCAATTGTTTTACGGCTGCTATGTCTTCTGAGTTACCAGATTTAAACAAAGTGTTAACTATATTTTCCGAATCAATCGTTCCGTTTTGTATTCTTTTAAAAATATCTAGTTTTGCTATTTCGTCTAATTCAGCTTGAGCTGTAACTTTTGCTGTTAAATCTTCTATTACATTATCTACGTTAGAAGTTCTAGCAAGTAAATCATCCAGCTCATCTACAGTACCAACATTTACAAACTGGTCTGCTTCTCTTAAAGACTTTACTAATTCTCTTTTGCCAGTAGGCCCGAATAAAGTATCGGCAGTTGTACCATACCCTTCGATTGTATTGGCTATTTGTTTGTAGTTAACAATATCAGAACCTTTCTGGACTCTGGTTACAATGTCTCGTAAAAACTCTTTTTGTAATATGCCTTGAACTTGTTCTTTATTTTGAAAAACAGGATCTTTTACGTCTATTTCTGCATCTGCCAATATGTTTCTTTGCGTGTCGCTAAACTCTAAAGCGCTTCTTGTCGGAGCTTTTGATCTATCAACTCTGCCAGAACCTTCAAATCTTTGTTTTCTAAATGCTGCTGTATCTACGTCTAAAGTATCAAACAATCTTTTAACCTGATCGCCGTTATTTTTCTTCATAACAACTTGAGTTAATATTTTGTCTATATCTAACCCACCTGCTGCCACATCATTCAAAAGATCTTTATACAAACCTTGGTCAAACGCTTCCATACCTTTTGAATAAAAATCATTTGCAATTCTAATAGACTGCATTTGAGCCTGTAATTTTCTAGGATCTATTTTTTTGTTTTCGGTTATATCGTCAATAACTTTGTTGTAATAGTTTTGTTCTCTTGTTAGAGCCTCCATATCTTCTTTTGCTATTTGTTTTAACGATTTAAAATCAGGCCTATTATAAATTTCTTCCAATATATCCATTTGTTCTACAATTTCATTTCTAGCTTCTGCGTTTCTTGGCTCTATTTCAGTTAACAATCTTTTGGCTCTTTTTAAATCTTGTAAATCAGATTCAAAAAATGGTTGTGACATACTGTTTTCTTTATATTCCAGTTCATTAATTTTTTTTATAAGTTCTTCTTTTTCATCTGAAATTCTTACAAAAGCATTTTCTGCTTGATAAATTTTTCCTTCAGCTTCTATTATTGCTTTATTAACAAGTGGGTCTTGTCTAAATACAATTCTGTTTCTTAAATCTTGGTCTGCTTCAGTTGCAGCAACTTTTTTAGATCTTTGAAGAATTTGATAAAAAGTAGAAAAAGGATTTCTATCTTCTATGGCGGGTTTTAATATTTGATCTAATTCTAAAATTTCATTTCCTATTCTTGTTATCTCTTCTCTTGATTGATCTAAATTTTGTTTAAAAAATTGTTGCAACTGATTAAAAGCAATTTCATCTCCATTTTCTAATCTTCTTAAGCTTTCATCTATAATGCTGATAAGCTTGCTTCGGTCAGTAGAACCAATAGAAGCAAACTCTTTAGAAGATTCTGTAATTCTATTGGCAGATGCTAGTCCACTTCTTAGCTCTAATAACTCTTTTAAACTTAGGTTTTGACCAGTCTTATCTATTAGCTTTTGTAAGTCTGCTAGCTGAGCGCCAGCTTTGTCTGCATTTAATTTGCCTGAAGCATCTAACGCATCTCCAGCAATAATTCTTACATATTCTTTTAAAGGGGTTGAGTCAATAAACTTTGCTTGTATGCCAAGTCCTGGACCGCCAAAAGCTTCAAACGATAAAATATCATCCGATAGATTTCTTGGTATTTCAAAAAACTTACCAGTAGACTCATACAGTTTGCTTTGAGCGTCATACCAAGCGTTGTAACCTTGAGCTGTTAAAATTCTTATTTCTTCTCCAGCTCGAGTTGTAGCGGATTCTGCAAAAGCGTCAAAATCTCCTAACACATCATCCATCAAAGTTCTTACGTTGCTGTTAGCTTTATTTAATTTTTTTTCGCTTTCTCTAAATTTTCTTGAAATTGATGCGCTAAGTTTTTTTCCAGCTTCAACATCTGCAACGCTGTCGCCAAAACCAGTTTTTATAAGATCGTCTATTTCTTTGTCAAACTCAGAAGTTAAGTCATTGGTTGATCTAAATACATTTTTAGCATCTGTTGCCAAAACATTTCTTACGCCTATTTTTCTGCCTTGATACTTAGATACAGTTTCTGAAATTCCTTGCAACAAACCAGTCAAAGGACTGTCCATCGCCGCTAGTGCTACAGCACCTTTGTATCTTTTTCCTGTTTTAGAATCTACCACTCCAGTCTTAGAAATAGCAGAAGCCATCTTTAAATCTTCAGCTCCTAACTTGCCTTTACTTAAAGCTTTTTGACCAAAGGTGTATTTAAGTAGTTTTCCACCTAAACCAAACAAAGCCTCTCCACCTGCGCCGATAGCTGCTTCAGTTGCTAATAGACTTGCTAGTTCGCCAGGCGTGTTTTCTTGTAAGCCAGCTACGTATTCGATGCCTTCTTCAATACCTTTACCACCAGCAGCTCCAACGCCTGTACCAGCTGATATAGCACCTATTTGTTTAACGCTTACATCTTTAAGGCCAGGAAATTTTGGTTTGAGTTTGCCTCTGGTAAATATAGATCCAGCAATAGATCCAAGGATCGGTCCAACAATTCCAGAAAAATCTGCAAAATCATTTGCAGAAAAACCAGATTCATCAATAACAACGTATTTGTTTGATCTTGGATTTATTCCTAATTTTCTCAAGCCTCTGGGGGTTAAAGCTAAATCTCCTTTGCTGTTTCTGGTAAAACCATCGCTGCCAACAGACTCAGTTAAAACTATTTCTTTTTCACCTTGAGTTTCTGCTGCTCCTAGCTTAGTTCTGAGCCAAGGAGCGTTTACACCAGATTCATAATCAAATTTTTTTAAATCAGAATCTGAGGCCATTGTTCTAGCTCTATCATCAACAAATCCTCTTTCGCCAGAATTGTAATATTCTACAGCTCTATTTTTTGCATAATTTTGGTCTTCGGTATCTACCTTAATATATCTACCATTAGGAAGTCTTACTTTTATAGCCATTATGTTATAACGTCTGATCTATCCGCAATACTTACCTCATCTTCATCAACGGGAGCCGAGCCAGTATTAAAATTTCTTTTTAACATTCTTAAATTTGGAAATACATCCATATATTCAGCTTCGTACACGTTTACTAAATTTCTTGCATCTGTAGAAGATTTGGCTAAAGTTGCCTCTGTAAGCCTTAATAGATCTATTATTTCAGCTTTATTTGATGTTGCATTAGTAATATTTCCTAACAAATCTTTAATCAAAGCCCTATCCGCATCTGAAATAGTTTTTCCTTTTTCATCAAGCAAAGCCTGTACCATTCTTGCTTCAAGAAATTGACCAATATTTTTTGCTTTTGAGGCATCATTTAAGTCTAGGTCTGTTCCAGTAAAACCTTGGGCTCTTGTAACCAATCTATTCATCCAGCCTTGTAAACCAGTTGTATTATTTGTAGCTAAAAGTTGTCTTAAAGTTTTTATTTCATTAAGCATTATATCGTTGCCTTCTACATCTCCAGCTGCTTTATTGTATTCTTTTATAATTGCATTTTTATCAGTTGTTTTTAAAGCGCCTTTTTCTTTTTCCTCTTTTAGTTTCTTTAAAAATTCTTCTTGTGACAATGCTTCTGCGTCATCTGCTTTCATTACAGCATCTGAAGAATTAGCTGCTCCAATTGCTATACCATCTGCAAGATTGTCTGTTGCTGCAAAAGCTTTAGACATTTCGTTAAGAAAGATTCCTGTATTTCTATTTTTTCTTTCTTGTCTTTTTTGTATAAAAACTTCTCTGTTTTCTTTATCTTTTAGATCATATGCTTCTAAAATAGAGTTTATAGATTCAATTTCTTTTTTTGTTTTTTCTTCGTTATTTTTTTTAACAACCTTTGGATCTTTGCTTGTTGTTGAAGATGGAGAAGATTTAGTTTGAACAGACTCTAAGGCTTCCTGTATGGATACAGGTATTTCTTCTTGAGCTAGTTCATCATTATCTAATAATAAGTCTGCTCCCACTAAACCAGTTGCTGCTCCTAATGGAGTTTTTGCAGCTTTGTAAAGTTTTCTACCAACATTTAAACTTTTAAGATAACTAGCAGCAGGCAGGCCAATTCCAGTTATGCCTAATGCTGCAATTCCGTAATCTATAGGATCTGTATAATCAAAAAGAAGACTTCCTTTTCCTCCTACTAAACCAGGTTTTTCCGCTTGATTTATTTTATCAATCTCTCTTTGCAGTTGCGCTCTTATTTGATCTGCATTTAAACCTGTTGTATTGATTCCTAATTTAGCAGCATAATCAATAACTTCCTGTGGAATTTGTTGAGCCACATCTCCAGCTGCAAACATTCTTCGTTGTAATACATTCACTTTAAGGTCCTACTCCAAACTTGTTATAGTAATTAGAATCTGTTCCTGGAGGCGCATATCCTTGGCCTACACCTGGAGCCCCGTAACTGGCTTGAGGTCCTGTTGGTGGTTGTGGAGTTTGATATGTCGCGGGAGCGGGAGGTACTGTGTCTCCTGTTGGAATCAAGCTTCGGTAGTAATCCGCTCTTGCCTGATCTGCTGGATTTGTTTGATATTGCTGCTGTTGCGGTCTAAAAGTATTGTAAACCCCTAAACCAGCTGCAAGTGCTGCATTTCTTGGATCAACAGGTAAACCATATGTTTTATCAACTTGGGTTTGTCCTGATTGATATGTAGGAGCAAAACCTTGTATGTAAGATGCAGCTTGAGTTGGAGCCATTCTTGTAGCCTGTTGCTGAGCGTATTGTCTGTCTAGTCTTTGTTGCTCAATTCCTCTTTGAGTAGATCCTAGACCT